CATCCTTGTATGCACCAGTTTCATTTACTGCCGACCTTACAGCATTAGTCTTTGTTCTCGGCGCAACGAACTTAAATATTTCTACCGCCTTGTTCATTGCATCTTCAGTGTTTTCAATGTAACCTTTTTCAACATTTTCTTTCAACCAGTTTGAAAGTCCTGCCGTAGTCATTGGCAATTGTGGTTCATGATCATTTTCAAGTGCTTGAATAATTGACTCTGCTTTTGGGTTTCCAGTAAAGTCATAAACATCAAACAACCACTCCAATGTAAGATTGTTAGACAATGCTTCAAATCGGTGAAATCCAGCAACTAATTGATAATAATATGTCTTACCATCAATCTCTTTACCACCTTTGATTTCTTTAACAATCATAAGGGGCCTAGACCAATTAGGATATTGCAAAGCAACTTGTAGATTAGTGACATGGTTTATGTCAAGTTCATAACGAGTTACATTATTACTATCCGTTAACGATGCTTTTGGAACATAGATTTCTTCTAATAGAATAGGACGGGCCTCTATATGACCCTCTTCCACGATTAAGGCTCGTGTCACCATTTTTGTATCGAGCAATTTGCTCTCCTTTTAGTTATATTAAAAATGCAACTACCATATGGTTATGTTGTAATTCTAATTACTTCTCTGTTTATAGTCTGGAGCGGAATGATTGTACTGCCCAATCTTCTCAGGGTTGGAAACCCTGTATTTTACTTTTAAACTAATTCCGCACAACTGTCTCATCTTATACTAATAATAACACAATATTTTTATAATGTCAATACCCCTTTTAAAAATTATCGAATAATATCTATCTGATCAGCATTTGTATTCCACGTTTCAGAGACAGTACGAATCCGCCCATCAGCAATAAGTGACTCATATCTCTTGGATGCTTTGTTGGACCACCAATCACAAACTCCTTGAAAACTATAACGATCCCAATTATCTTTCCTTTGTAGTTCATCAGTTTCCATATTCAAATATTCTTTTACATTGTCGAAGCCATAATCTGACATATACGCACGTTTCTGTTCAGTTAATCCCTTTGCATCAAGAAATGTTTGACAAAACTTATTATATGCATCTTCATCCACACCCCTGAGCGATGCCTTGATTATGGATACCATTTTAGTCTGAGATTTCAGCTTCCTGCTTGAAACATCTGCACGAACTAGTTCTTCACCCATTTTATCTTCAAACCAAGATTTCAATTGTCGATATTTTGCATCATTAATTAGTGGGGCGAAATCAGATACAGTTTCTCCCTTGTGACGTAAAAATGGTTTCATGCCGTCATATTGTGATACACTTTTAGTTGTTCCATATAAACTTGTGGTTTCAAACATACAGAATGGGCCGCCATACTTTTTATCCAAAGTATCTTTTGCCAGATGTGAACAAGCGATTGCAGCCAGTAATTTACCACCAAGACAATTAAATCCAAATGGTTGAACGGCGACCAGTGTAAATCCCATTATAGTAGAGTCGTTGAAACGCTTCATCACCTTGGCGTCTAGTGTGTTTAAAGGTTTACCAAGAAAATCATTTCTAGGTTTAGAGTTGATGGTAGGCGAACCAAGACGAATAAAACCAACAATCTTATTAGTGTTCTTTTCATACACCAACCACTTGACAGATTTGCCGGGAATAGAAGCTTCAACAGCATGAGAAGTTACAATCTCTAGATAGTTCACAAATATTTCACTTGATACTTCCCGACACTCAAACTCCATATCTTTTGGATGCATTGTGGGATCATTGAAAAAATCATCTTGCGGGCCCATGCCAGGCAATGCTGAAGGATAGTTTGACATTCTTTCAAGTTTGACCCTGCGAAGATAATCATCAATCCTACCAAAATTAGAAAAGTAATCTACAAACACATTCGCTGCATAGAGCGCATCTTCTTTATTTAATATCATCCAAAAAAATCCTCTAGTGACCCCTGCACACCGTAACTAGAGTCGATTAACCAATTCATCTTTTCTGTGATAACCTTGAGGGGTTCCACAAAACTTTTCTCATATTGCATATCATAGTCTATTTTACCAGCAATGTCAAGTTCCTTTGGTACTTCTGTCATAAAAGAAAAGGCAGAAGACTGAAATACATTTGGTTGACGCAAATGTAGGAAACGAATTTTGTCGCCTTCCTGTATCAGAGGATATTTGTTTTCCAACTTTTGTTTGTTGACAAGGTGGTTGTATAGGATTGCTCCCTTGACATGGATGGGAGCTCCCTTTGCAAATAGTTGTGACTCACCTCGAAACTTTTGTACACCATTGCAACTTCTAGGGTACGCAATATCTTCTGGTGGTAACTTCATAAACTCATCCCGAAACTCTTGTATGAACTTATTTAGCATTTTCTCATCACCGCTCATCATGATCTTCAGAGCCTGTTTAATCTTCTCTCGACAAGGTGCAGGCGTAGATGACTTGACTGCCTCAATACCCATGATCTTGAGTTTAGGTTCTTTGTATCGTACACCTTCCATGTCCCACACATTGAGGATATACCGTTTCTTTGCAGTCCATATACCCTTGTCAGCAATAGCTTCTCTTGACATTTGCATCTTTTGTTCGTATGCATTCATCTCCCTAGCAAGATGCTGATAAGACTTATCAATAAACGGTTCCAACTTCTCACTTGCAATCTTGTCCAAGAAGTTGACAATTTTTTCAGTCGGAGTTCCCTCTGGAAACAATTTAGTAACAAGCTTGTCAAAAGTGATATATACAGAATCGGTATCAGACGCAATAACGTAGTCCACGTTGTCAGTTTCCAAGATTTTGTTAAGATGAATGTTGAGACTTCTTTCAATCCACCGTATAGATAACTGCCCAGATGTTGTAATTGCAGTAGCAACCAACAAATCGAAATAGCGAAACCAATTATTGCCAATTGCACCGTAAGCGGAATTAAGAGAAATCTTCTTCGCCATTTGGATGTTGTCGTAGCGAGATATCTTCTTGAGTAAAGCGGTGTTACCAGTGTCTTCATACTCTTGTTTAGCTTCGAGCATAAGTTTCTTATACTTGACACGATCATTATATACGTTCTCCATTAATTCTGGCAGAAATCCTTTAACATCCCTACGGAAAAATGCACCGTTTGGAGTCATACTATACTCTGTATTATTCTTGATTTTGCCATCAAGAACTTTGTCCACCATTCCTTCAACCATGTCAGCACCACCATTCACCAGTGTTTCTGGTGAGATATTATACTGCATGATAAGGTGTGGATAGAGAGAGTTCAAGTCAAACGACATGACCCATTTGTGCATACCCACTTGTGGGTCTTTTACATAAGCACCTTCAAATTTCTCTACCTTCTCATGATCTCTTTTTTGAGGAATGACAATCTTTCTCTTACGAAGATAATTGTAAATCAAAATGTCCCAGTATCTCACTGTGCCAAGAACATCAGTCATGTTCACCTTAGCGTCATATGTCATAGTCAGGCACAGTTCAATAAGACGCATCTTGTCTTCTAGCTTGTCCACAATCTCAACGTCTTGGATGTTGTATTCAATAAAAGACTGATAATCTTTCTGATACCATTCACTAAATGTATCGTATGGATTTCCTGCTTTGCGTTCACCTAGTTCTACAAATGCAATGTGATCCAGTGTGTATCGTTCTTGGTTTGTATATGTAAACTTGCGATATAGATCAAAGAAATCTAACGCAGCAACACCATAGATATTATATACCTGATGTTTACGCCCCATCTGATAGACTTCACGTTCATGAACCTTACCCCAAGGAGATAACTTATTAACCATATCCTTATCAAGCACCTTTGCAATACGGTTGCATAGATAGGGAATATCAAAGAACTCAGTATTCCAGCCCGTGATAATGTCTGGTTCAATAGAAGACCATGTATCAAGAAACTTGAAGAGCAAGTCTGCTTCATCCTTGCACATTCTATAGTCCACATCATCACGATGGTTTTGGAACTCATGAAGACCCCAAACAATAATCTTTTTGTTTTGGTGGTTCTTCATAGTGATCGACAACATAGGTTCAGCCGCATCCTTTGGATTTGGAAAACCGTTCTCACAC